ACCCATAGCGCCTTGCCCCACGGCTTGTATATTTTCTAAAAACTGTCCGGGCATTTGTGTAAGTGGGACATCGGCTATTGACTTGAATGTATTAACTGCGGGGGCTGCTCCACTACCCACCACATTTGCCGCCTGATCTGCAAACGCAGGATTCATCGACGTATCTATTTGCGGCACCGTAATATCTGGAGTTGGAGCGTTTGCAGCAGCGCCCGCCCCCTGTGCCAAACTACCCATGCCATAAGACATTAAGCCTGACATCAAACCACGTTTGAAATCAAACCCTTTACCCCCACTAACTGCACCCGATAACCCGCTAATCAGGGCTTGAGCACCAAGACCAATACCTGTAAACGGCAGTACAAACGGTAAGACTTTGCCAACACCTTTTAATAACTTCTTCCAACTAAAGTATTCAGGTAATCCTGTCTGGGGGTTTATAGTACCCGCACCACCTGCGGCTTGTAGCATCTGAGCTTCTTCGGGGCTAATGTGAGCTAGCATCGTGTCGCCAAACCGACCTTTCTGTGCCATCTCTTGGGCATAGCCTTTCATGGCAATACTGCCCAGCCCTCGACCGACACCACCCCCTTCCGCAAAGTTTCGACGTTGCCGAGCTAATAACCCTTGATAAGCACCGACGTTATCTTCAGGAGTCATTTGAGCAAGTCGTACAGCTTCTAGTCCTTTAAGCTCAGGACCAAACAAAACATTACGGGGAGTTTCAAATATTTTTTGTGCGCGGGCAGTTTCTAGAGTGACTGGAGTAATTCCAAAATCAGCTAAGGTGTACGCTTTTTCACCTGCCATAACGTCACCGCCGTCAACAAACGCTATTGGCCCACCTTCACGCCCAACCACAACTTCGTCTTGTTTAGTGCCGGGTATATCCGTTGCGGTCGTACCCTGCCCTGTTGTAGTTACAGTTGACGCAGAAGGAAACATCGCTCGGGCAGCTATAAGATCATCAGCTGTAATCCCGTAATCTTTCATCGCACCTGCTACATCCTGCGGCCCCAAACCTAAGTCCAAAGCAGCAGCAATATTGCCGTAGTATGTTTTAGGGTCCATGCCTTGTGCTCTAGCTGCGGCAAGTCCACCTTGGCTAGGTGCTGTAAACCCAGGGGAGGTGTATGAAAGCGCAGGAGCCTTACGTGCTTCAGGAATAGCTAACAACCCCTTACCTTTAGCAACTGCGGCATCATAGTCAGTCAACGTGAAATCAGGAAACCCCACTCGTTGACCACGCAACGCATTATTAGCCAGTGAAACTGTCTGTTCAGGGGTTAGCCCACGGTTGCGTGCATACTCAAGGATTCTTTGAGAAGCTAACGTATCATCAGCATCACCAGCATAGATAAAATTACGAAAAGCTTCCTCGGGTGTCGGTGCTCGCCCCATTGTGTAAGTTGGCATTGCTCCAGCCGAACCTGTTTTAGTACCCCCTAGTACTTGTTGATACGTACTAAGTGACGGACCTTTTGTAGGCATCACAAGCATATCGGCATACTGCCCCGCAGTTCTTAATTGCGCCGGGAGTTTAGAAAAATCTACACGTTCGGCTGTTGTCGTAGATAATTCTTCTGGAGCGGTTGTACCTGACGATATAGTTTTAGATAACCCTGAAAGTCCTTTAAACCCTTGTTCTGCCGCAGACTTAACAGGCGCTGTAGTGTAGAGCTTCCCGCCGATGGGTACTTGTGTTGTAGTAACAACTTTATTATTAACTTTAGTCGTTACTTTTGATGGCTCAGGGGGCGTAAAGTTAGTTAATCCTGTAGGATCATAAGCAAATGTATTTGCAGCCGCAGCAAGTTGGTTGGGAGTAAGCGTTGTAGGGTCAACGCCTAATTTTGATAATGCTTGCTGAAGCCCCTGCTCTTGCATCGTTGCTTGACCGGCAGCGTAAGAAACCACCCCTGCGGGGGTGTCTAATGTGCTATCTGACCCTACCAAATAATCTATAACGTCTTCAGGAAGTGTTAACCCATTACCGTAGTTGCGAAGATCTTCGGTGGTTATATTTGGGTCATTTCTTGCAGATACTGTATTTTTAGCAACTTGAAGCGCAGTTGGGTCTGAAAACGCCAGCATCTCACCGGCAGTAATATTGTTATCACCTAACTTAGTAAGCGTGTTTGCAATAGCTTTTTCATTTTCAACCGCTTGGTTAATAAATTTTGACGCGTTATCAGGTTCTGTAAACCCTCTACCTAAAGCGGCATTGATAGCTTGCTGTGCTACATCTTGCGGGATACCTAAATTTGCAGCGTAAGCAAGTAGTTCTGCTTCTCGCGCATCTAGCCCTGCTTGTGAATAGATACCCCTAAACTGGGCAGCGGCGGCGGTAGCTAAATCGTTAAATGCGTCTGATGCCATGATTTATCTCACGTAATAGTTACAGTTGGCGCATAACCAGCTAGTGTAAGAGACTTTGTTGGGTTAATTACGAATCGGTTAGGAATAGCAGAAACCCATGACAGCGTTGCAATTACAGAAGGAATGGCCGGTCTACTTGGACTAGACGAAGTAGGTAACGTTTGGATACTAACAGCGACATTGTCAGTTTTCCACATGATTTCTACGTAGTCTCTGGCGTTTAACTCTGTAAAAAAATTAAGTGCGGCAATTAAGTGCCCGTCTACACCACCATGACTGTTTGGCACGGAGTATCTAGAATTTGAATTCGCTATGTTTGTACCGTTTTTTCTAAACCAAATATCTATGTCATGAATTTGCGAATCAGTATTAACGAATTGAATACTAAATTGAAGATTATATAAACCGCTTACATAAGGAGTAATTCTTGAACTATCCTCAACAAAAACTCCGTTTGAATAATCAGTTGTGTTGTACGTTACTGGATAAGCAGTTGTTGTATTCGCAGCAATTTGATCAGTGCTATCTTGAAACGCGCCGTAGGGTACAACCAGTCCAGATCCAAACCCCGAAAGCGTGCTTGCGGTTACACTGTCCCCGCTAAAAGTCCCCCCAATAAACTGATTAGCACGATAAGACTGTGACTCGTTAGGGGACAAAGAATCAAGACGGTTAAAGTACAAACGCAACGTACGAACAAGTTCATTTTGCTGCCGCACATCATATTGAGGGGCGGGTAGTGGTAGCGCAGGTGCTCTAAAACCAACAAGCGCCATGCTTACCTCTTACCGTCCGGTCTTACATCAAGTCGAAGCGAACCTAACTGCCACTGCACCCCAAGATCTTCAGACGCAACTTTTAAGGCCATTTGCCTGCCACGAGCGCGAATAAACACCTGCTCGGTGTATTGATCTAATGTAGCGCTGCTGGATATAACATTTTGAGTATCCGAAGCCGTGTTTGCATAAGCACTTCCTGAGAACCGCTTAGGACGCATAGTTACGGTTACTGTAGGAGATGCGGCAGTAGACTCCGTAAAATTCATGTCAGGCAAAAGTCTGCGAGTGAGCATAAATTGTTCACCGTCACCCAAGTCAAAATCAGATGATTGAATGTATGAAACCATCGGGGCGTTGTCATCGTTAACCCCTAACTCATGCTCATACTCATATCCAATTGTTTCATTTTCACCTGTCTTACAGGCAATAGGATTTCCTCGGGTAGCCGTATCAAGCCAAGCCGTACGTACAATGCTGCCGTAATACCAAGCGTTTTCTAAATGATTAAAAATAACGTAACGATTATTCCAAACTGAATCCGCACTAGGGTAAAACCACCAGATTTCAGTAAACCCTTCATTCGTCCCACAAACTATTTGATCAACTTGATCAAAATTAATATCTTGAAACACATATTGTCTCAATGTGCAGGGTAGTGTTTGAACCTGACCGGAATAGACATAAAACTTATCCTGCCCCATCCAGTAAGTGACGTTATTAGCTGTGGCTACTGCACGCGACCCGATGATAGAAATGTTATCAGCAAGTTCTTGAAGCCCAAACACATCAGTTGTACCAAGATACTGCAAAGAGTACATACTAGAATTCGTCCATACCAAGATCTCTTGGCGTGTTGCTAAAGCCCGTATGATGGCTGAACCGCGAGACACTCGTATAAATCCAGCAGAAGACGTTGTCGAGGGTGTCCAATTCTGAGGTTCATCTTGATTAGCCCAACGAATAAGTAGGGGGTCATAGTCAGTAGACAAGCCTGCGTAAGGTTGGCACCCAAAAGCTAAGAGGTGTTTATCGTTCTGGGACACAAGTGTCTGCATAGCGGCATTAGGTACGTCGCTCGCACCGGTAAGTGAGGACAGTAATACTGCTCGTGTAGAAAGTGATGTAGTGGGCGAAGCTAGCGTACCGCGCTCCCAGTAATAAATAGCTCCCTTGCGGATGTTCATCACAAGGTCGTTGTCAAAATTATCGAACCACCAATCTCGCTGTAAAAAATTAATTGGCGTAGGGCTACTTAAACCCCAGCCAGAACCACCCCAAAAACCTACCCCCCATCCATACCCATAAGTTGTTACGAGATATCCCGAAGCAATAGCATATTTAGCAGTGACCGTACCGCCCCCAGGAGACCCAGAAGCATCCGTAGCGTTTGCGGTTACTAATGTGATGGAGTTAAGATTTGTATTAGACCTTGCTTGAATCGTGTAAGTATCATTATCGATTCTTGTGATTTCATAGTCTTGGTTAAGCACATCAGCCGTAATATTTCCGCCAAGTCCGGTAGCCCCACTAAAAGTAACAAAATCCCCAGTTACTGCACCATGCGCCACGTCCGTTACGGTAATTGTTGAAGACCCATTGATAGCAGTAAAAGGATCAGTTAGTGTTGCGGTATCCCGCAGTGGCGTGATGTTATAAAACTGCCCACCAGTCTCGATATAGACGTGATTATTCGTACCAAGCGCTAATAGGTTGTCACTGAAAGAAGTGACCCAATTGAAGAGTTGTCGGCATGTACCAAAAAAGAAATAAGGAGTTACCTTCTCCCACCCACCTAGTTTTTGTGGATAGCCTGAGAAGAACCGTACTTTGTCGCACTCATACCAACCACCTTCGCCAGAATAGCTAGTCTGGTCCCTGTTAACCCCTGGACGAAAATTGAGTTTGAGGAATGGCATCAATCACCTCATCAATGCGGCTTCTGCCGTTCTGCGGCGCGTGAGACCCGGAAGGACTCGACCGGCAGCTTTGTTCCACAACATACATTGGTCTGCTGCACCGTCCCAGTCCCCCGCGTCAATACGTTTTTTGAACGTGGAAACCCGATAGTTCCCTAGGCCACAATTGTAGACCCAGCTTGTCACGGCGGCAATGCGTCGCGGTAATGCAGTTTGAATCTTGGGTGAAAGCTTTACCAGACCTCGGACAAAATACTCCACATGATGATCCAGCGCATCTTCGCACTGCTCAATCGTCCAAATGGTGTCGGGATTAATCTCAGGTCCGGTTGCTCCCCAGCCAATCGTCCAAGGATGCCCACGGGTTCCGGGGTCTGGATAGGCTTTGACTCTTCCATCAGGCAGACGTTTTGCTAGCCCTTCAAAGGGTTTGATCAGATGCTCCTTGGCTATCTGCTTCGCGGCGTCCAAGGAGTTCAAGGATTCTTCTGGTTTGCTCGGCAATGATTCGTCGCTGCTCTTCAATGAACCGTAATTGCGTC